GCATCCCGAAGGGTCACTACCGCGTGATCTGCTACTCGTGGGACCAGTCGAAGGCCATCGAGCGGAAGGTGGCGGACATGGTCCCCCCGGGCTGGCTGCACCCCGACAGCCGGTTCAACAGCTCCCGAGGCTTCTGGACCGGCCAAAGCTTCATGCTCAATCACATCGGCGGGGGCTACAGCCTCTGTGAGTTCTTGACCCTGCAGGCCGGGGCGATGGCGAACGCGTCCGCGACCCTGCACGGAATCTGGGTCGATGAGCCCCCTAAGCCAGAGGTCTGGTCCGAGCTCGTGGCCCGCGTCGAGCACCATCAAGGGCCCATCTGGCTGACCATGACGCCGTCCCCATGGCAGTGGCCGGTCGATTGGCTGCGTGACCTCGTGGAGTCGGGGCAGATCGAGGACCATCACTTCAGGCTGACGCCCGAAAACTGTACAACCGAGGACGGCCGCGCGTTCAAGAGCCAGCAGCAGATCGACAACCTGCGCGCCAACTACCTGCCGAGCGAGATCCCGATGCGGATCGATGGCGAGTGGGATGGGCCGGCGGATGGGGTCGTCTTCGAGGGCTGGGACGAGCAGCGCATGGTCAGCGCCCAGCCGCCCAACGGCAAGGTGCGCCTGGCTGTCGGCCTTGACCACGGGTCACGCATCGGCAAGCAGTGTGCCGTGCTGGTGGCTGCCCGAGGCCGGGGAGACACCGCCGAGGTGTGGGTGCTCGACGAGGTGCGCGGGCTGACCCTGACCGACCCGCAGCAGGACGCGCAGAACATCGTGACCATGCTCAAGCGCAACCGGCTGAAGACGAGCAGCGTGGACGCGTGGGTGGGCGACCGGCCCCACGGCGGAAACAAGATGGGCGTCGGCAAGAAGAGCAACAGCCTACTCACTCAGGCGCTGGCGCGGGTCCTTTCCGGCTCCGGTCAGCCGGTCCCCAAGATCCGCACGACGAAGAAGTACCCCGGCGTCGTCGAGTACCACGCACGCGTGATGCACGGCGCGATGGTGCGCGGGTCCTTCCACGTTCACCCGCGCTGCGCGTCCGTCGTGGAGGCCCTGAGCATGTGGGCAGGCCGAGATGACGAGTACAAGGACGTTATCGACGCGCTACGCTATGGCGCGATGAAGCTGGTAGACCGCCGGCCCATGGCTTCCCACGTCAGGATGTACTGATGCTGCACCAGCGCCCCGAGCTGATCCCGCCTGTCCCGAGCCCCGACGACGCCGCGCGCTGGGAGCACACCAGCCTTCGACAGCGGCTCATGATGGGCATGTGGCGTGCAGACCTGGAGCAGGCCATCCAGGAGCACATCGGGCGCGTCCGGCGAGGTGCGTGGGGCAAGCCTGACCTGTCGTCCAACGTCGCCAAGAGCATCAGCGTACAGCTTGCGGTGCTGTACAACATGTGGCCCACGGTCAGCCATCCGAGCGAGTCGGAAGGGACCTTCCTGGGTCCTAAGGGCGCGCTCGCCACGTCGGGCATCTGGTCGCTGATGCAGCGCGTCCAGGCGTACACCATCGCGTGCCGCGAGTTCATCGTTCGGTTGGATGCCAGCGAGTCGGGCGTCATCCGAACCCGACCGGTGTGGCCGAACAACGTACACGCGCGGAGCCTCGCAGCGGACCCGATGCGCCCCGTCGTGCTCGAAGAGGCGCGCCTGCTCGACCACCCGGAGACGGGTGAACCGGAGTGGGTGTGGGAGTGCTTCGACATCTCCGACCCCGAGAAGCCGGTGTGGAAGTACGAGCGCCGTACCCATGACCGCGCGGTGGAGGACGTGTCCGCGCTGTACATCGACGGCGGGCGTCAGGAAGGCGCGGCCTACCAGTACCGATACGCGGACGGTCGCCCGTTCATCCCCGCGGTGATGTACCACGCAGCCCTCACCGGACAGCTGTGGGACGCCTTCGAGGGCGTGGAGGTCATCGAGGGCAGCGTCAACGCGTCGGTCGGTTGGTCCTTCTGGTTCCATTGCCTGCGCGACGCTTCCTGGCCTCAGCGGTACGCAGTCGGGGCCGACGTGCCCGGCGCCAACACCGTGGACGAAGAGGCGGGCCGGCGCCGCGAGTTGGTCACCGACCCCACCAGCCTGCTCATGCTCGAGTCCGCCGGAGAAGGTCAGGCGATCGTCGGGCAGTTTCAGCCGGGGGCCGACGTGGGCGACCTGGCCGACGCGCTGGCGAAGTTCGAGGCCCGCGTGGCCGAGTTCGCGGGCGTGTCCCCGGCCGACATCCAACGGCTCGGCGGCCAGGCTCGCAGCGGGTACGCCATCAGCATCAACCGCGCGGGCCAGCGTGCGGCAGCCGCCAAGATGGAGCCGATCTATCGGCTGTCGGACCTCGAACTCATCGGCAAGGCAGCGGCGCTGCTCAACCGGGCCACAGGCTCCCGGCTGCCAGAGTCGGATTACAGCATCAGCTACGCGGGCGTGCCCAAGAGCGCCGAAGAGGCGAAGGCCGAGCGGGACCACATCGAGAGCATGATGGACCGCGGACTCATGTCGCCGGTCGATGCGCTGATGTACCTGCACCCCGACTGGTCGCGCAGCCATGCCACGGCCGAGCTCGACAGGATCCGCCGGGAGCGTCTGGCCTATGGCGCGTGACCCGCTACGCGTGACCCTGGCCGAGTTGCTACGGCCTCGCGAGGACGCGCCAGACCGCGGGCTGATCCCCGGCGTGACCCTTCGCGCCATCGCTCTCTCGTCTCCCATGCCACAACACAAGGACCCACCTGTGGACACGCTCATCTTCCACACCCAGGAACAGCTCGACACCCTGAAGGCCGCGGCGGCTCGGGAGGATGGCGGCAGCCTTCCCTTCCCCGAGGAGGATTGGGAGATCGAAGAGGAACCCGACGACGGCCCCGCAGCGGTCCCCTACGAGCGCTTCCAGCGGGTCAACGCCAAGCTCAAGGATGCGCTGAGCCAGATCAGCGACCTGGAGGGCAAGGTAGGCGAGCTCGGCAAGTCCGCCGGCACCGTGGAGGCGCTGAGCGCCACAGTGGCCGACCTGAAAGGGCAACTCAAGGTCCAGTCTCGTGGACACCAGGAGCAGATCGCGCTGATGGGGCTCGGCATCACCGACACCGAAGGCCAGGACCTCGCGCGGTTCTACCACGGCCGCCTCGACGAGAAGGGCCGCCCGCCGCTCGCTGACTGGCTCAAGACCCTGAGCGAGAAGCCGGAAGACGCGCCCAAGGGGCTACAGGCGTTCCTACCGCAGGCGGAAGCGGAAGCCACCGAGGAAGCGCCTACCGACGTGGGCACCACACCGGCCACGCCGACCTGGACACCGCCGCAGAACGGCACGCACCGCCAGACGACGGCGACACCGTCCAGCCACAGCGCCGACGCCATCCTGAGCGCGTCTCCCGAGGCGTGGGCGGACATGCGTAAGCAGTGGGAGTAGTTGCGGAGCCTGGGCGCTTGTAGTATGCCTAAGAGGCATACAACGGCTCGGGTCGCCCCCGTTAAACGCTGAAGGCCGGTCAACGAACCGAAAACCTCAGCGTACACGGGTACTTACATGACCGTCATCCTGCACAGCAACCTCGAGACCGACCTTCGGCTCGCTGCTGCTCTCGACCGCGAACTCCACATGCTGCTGGCCGACATGGCCGGCCTGCGCCGCTCCGGCGCGCTCAAGGACTGCGGACTCGTCAACGGCACCGGCTCCGACACCAAGCGCGTGCGCTTCGCGGGTCTGGCCGGCACCGACGCCATGTCCACCACGGCGGCCGAGAACACCGACGAGGGCACCACGGCCATGACGGACGCTTCGGCGGACATCGCGGTGGTTCGCGGCTCGCTGCGTCGGGACATCTCCGACCTCGCCAGCATGACCGGCTTCGCGTCGGACATCAATCCGCTGGTGCTCGCGCAGAGCATGGTCATCAGCTCGGAGCGCTGGTTCAATTCGCTGGTCGCCACCGCCATCGCGGGCGCCTCCACCGACGTGGGCACATCGACCGTGGACGCGTCGTTTGACGACTGGATGGATGGCATCTACACGCTGGAGATCGCCAGCGCGCCCGGCCCCTACGCCGCGATCCTGCACCCGCGCCAGTGGGCCGACCTGCAGGAGAGCCTTCGCGGTGAGACTGGCCCCGTCCAGTTCTTGCCCGCCGTGCAGGCCGCCATCGCCATCAAGGGCCAGGGCTACGTCGGCTCGCTCGCTGGTGTCGATGTCTTCCTGTCCACCGACGTGACGAGCTCGGGCGGCAACCGCCACGGCGCCATGTTCGGCCACGGCGCGCTCGGCTACGCGGCCGGTGTCCCGCTGCCCGTCCAGGGCGGTGCCACCGAGATCCGGAGCGGTGACGCCCCGATCCTCGTGGAGATCCAGCGCGACAGCTCCGCGGCCACCACCGAGGTCGTGGGCCACGCCTACTACGGTGCCTCCCTGCTCGAGCAGGGGCGCATCGTCGGCTTCGTGACCGACGCGTAGTTCCCCCTGGGTTGGGCGGGGAGGGGCTTCCGGTCCTTGTCCCCGCCCCGCTCAGCCCTCTCCCCCAAGCCACAAGGACCCACCGATGGCGCACACCTTCTCCAGCACGGCAGCCACCCCGCTCAGCGGCAGCCTCACGGCTCGCAAGCTCAAGCTGGCACCCAGGCCCAACTTCTACCTCATGCACAGCCCCACATCGTGGGAGTGCCTCGAGACGGCGAAGGGCTGGGAATGGTTGCCCCGACTGAAGCAGCTCCCCGCCGCGTCGGGCGTCAACGGTGTGCGACAGACTCGCGCGGGCGCCGATGTGCGACCCGCCATGATCCGCTTCCAGTCGGAAGACTGGACGATCCTCAGTCAGCCCGAGCGCGTGCGCGACGGTGGCTACGTGGTGACCACCCCCTGCGAGGGCGGCCTGGTTCACCACTGCTTCTACGACAGTTTCAAGATGGTAGGCAACTCGGTCATCGCCAAGACCGACCACAAGGCGAAGCACGACTTCCTGCGCTCGCTGGTGGTCAACGGGCACATTCCCGCGCCTGAGCCCGAGATCTTGGAAGCCATCATTGAGCGCCAGGCCCACCGGCTCGGACGCAAGGCGAACAACGCCCACATCCCCGCCGTCAAGGCGCGCCTCGACGAGGACGCGGCCAAGATCGAAGCGATGAAGGTGGCCGCCGGCAAGAAGCCGAAGCGCGCCGCAAGCAGGAACCGTCCCAATGGCTGAGCACGAGAAGGCGCGTAAAGCGATCGACTCGATGACCCGGCGCATCGTGGACCAGGGCCGCCAACGCGGCGAACGCATCAACCCGGAACAGGCCCGCGAGCAGGCTGTGGAGGCGGCGAAGCGGTACGACAGAAAGCACCGTTAGACCGTCCCTACGGTCCTTCTTGTGAGCATTCATTTGCTAAGCCCCATTTAGGGGCGGTGAGAGGACAGACACATGGCTACCAGCGGCATCGACAACCTTGTCTCCCGCGTCCCCCACAAGATCCGTAAGCCCCTCGAGGTTCACGGTGAGTGCGAGCTGCGCCAGGGCATCAAGCGCCAGTCGTTCGTCGAGTTCTTCGAGGACTTCCACGGCGACGTGACCGCCACCCTTCCCGCGTCGTGGTCCTACGACGGCGAGACGGCCAACATCACCGGGGACTTCGTCTCCGAGGCCAACGGCGTCTACGAGATCCTCACCGACTCCACGTCGGAAGGCCAGGCGGGCCGGCTCAACTGGGGGGACACCTTGATGGTGAACCTCTCGAAGAACCCGATCTTCGAGGTGCGCGCCAAGCTCGCCATGGCCGGCGCCACGCTGACCGCGGACGAGCGCATGGTGATCGGGCTGGGCTCCGCGCTGGCGACCGCTGAGGCGACCCTGGACGATGTGACCACCCACGTCTGGTTCCGCGTCGAGGGCGCCGACAACGACGTGATGGTCGAAGGCGACGACGGCACCACCGACACCGACGATCAGGCCGGCGGTACGGACCTCGTGGACGACACGTTCACCGTGTTCACCATCGACTGCGGCGACCTGTCCGCGGTGCGATTCTACCTGAACGGCGTGTCCATCGGCACGGTGGACATCTCGGCGGTGTCGGCGAACACGCTGGTGCAGCCCATCATCTGCATTCAGCGGGACGCGGGCACCGAGGTCAACAGCCTCAAGATCGACTACGTCAAGGTCGTGCAGGAACGCACCTGATCGACCCGCGCACACCCTGACCCTGGAGCGCTTCGGTGAGCATCGCAGAAACCAACTACACAGCCCATCTGCGGCTCCCCCATCTGGTGGAGCGGGGCCGTACCCAGCTCATCAAGTGCCCCACCTTCCTCGACGGTGCCGCGTCGGCGCCAGCGTCGGGGACGGTCAGCGTGTACCGGCCCAACGAGGGACCCGACGATACGCCGGTGATCGACGCGCAGACGGTCACCATCACCGCCAACGTGGCTGAGTACTCGGTCACGTTCGGCAGCTCGACGAACCAGATCCCCACGACCGAGCCGCTCGGCACGGGCTGGCGCGTTGAGTGGGCGTTGACCATGGCAGACGGCATCGTCCACACCTTCCGCAGTGACGCGGCGCTGGTGCGGGCTCGGCTGTACGCGGTGGTCACCGACCAGGACCTGGAGCGGGCGCATCCGGGGATCGACTCGCTGCTGCCGAGCGGCCAAACCGACTGGCAGGACCAGCTCGACGAAGCGTGGTACGACGTGGCCCGCGGGCTCATCGCGCAGGGCAACCGGCCGAACCTCGTCATGGAACCGACCGCGCTCTACGACGTGCACCTGAACCGCACGCTCTACCGCATCTTCCGCGCGCTCAAGACCCGGATGGGCATCGAGAGCCAGTATGCGGAGCTCGCCTCCGAGTACCTCGACGACTACCAGGCCGCGTGGAACGCGCTGTCCTTCCGCTACGACGCAGACGACAGCGGACGCGAGGAGAACCGCGAGGACAAGCGCGGGGCCGTGTCCCAGGTCTTCCTGAACGACACCTCTGGCTATCGGTACTGGTAGTGGCTTCCGTCCCCTTCTCGACCCTGCACACCCGCGTAGCTACCCGCGTAGCGACGGTGTCGGGGTACGTGGAGGCGCTGTGGCCGCTCGATCCGTCCGGCTCGGCCGAGTCGGTGGCCGACAAGGCTTTCGCAGTCGAGCTCGAGCCTCGCGTGGAGCGCCTGACCCGAGAGCAGGATGGCGAGCTGGCGCTGGTGGACACCGACGTGGTGATCCGCTTCCTGCGCGTCGTCTCCCCGCTCGACCAGATCACGACGCTGAAGGCCGGCTACGACGACGCGCACAGCATCGTCCAGGCCCTGATGGCGCAACAGGCGCAGGCGTGGAACGACGGGCTCAGGGTCCGCTACACCGCCGGCCCCGCTGTCGAGCGCCTCGCTGGTGGCGATTACCTGCTCTACACGCTTCGATTCAACATTCGACACCACCTGACCTTCTAAGGAGCCACCATGGCTATCCAAGATCAAGCGCTTAACTTTCGCGACGGGACCATCCTGCTGGAAGACGGCACCGGCACCCCGCTCGACGTGACCGTCCAGTACGAAGCCGGGGACCTCTCGGTCTCGGGGCTGAACCAGTCCCTGAGCGGCCCCTACGACCTGACGGCGTACATGGACCGCGGCGAGCTGCACACCGTCCGCAAGACCTCGCGCACCTTCCCCTCGCTGTCCTTCTCGGCCACCTACACCGACCTGTCGGACGCCAGCGAGGAGACGATCCCCGACATCGTGCTCCAGAACAACGCCTTCAGCGCCGCGGTGAGCACCCTGGGGGCCAACGCCGACGTGTACACGCTCAAGGTGACCTGGACGGTGACCGACCCGGCCGGCGGCACGCACATCCTGACCGCCGACGACGTGGCGTTCAGCATCGACATCGCGGAAGGCGACCCCAACACCTTCAGCCTGTCCGGCACCGTGTACGGCGCCATCACGCTGGCTTAGGGCAGACCATGACGAACGGGCACACCGAGATCACGGTGGGGACCGAGTCCGTGCGGCTGGTCCTCCCTACTTCCTTCGCGCTTCTCTCCGATGTGGTGGCTGCAAGCCAGCGCAACCAGTCGCGCGCCTTCGCTGCTGCTCTCGGCCTGTGCTGGTCGGGCGGCGCTGCGCCGAAAGCCTCTCTCCAGGGGTACGCCTTCGATGTGATGGCATACGGCGGGGCGGTGCTCGATGAGTTGGGCGGGCGCGCGGCCTATGGTGACATCCTCGCCGCGGGTGCTGTCGCGTGGAGCCTGTGCGCCGCTGCCATCCTCACGGAAACCGAGGTGTCAGACACCGAGGGTTTTACCGAGGGCGCGGCGGGCTCGACTGGCTCGCCATAGAGATCGCCTGCGCCTTCGGATGGACGGACCCCTTGCATTTCTACAGCCTTGGCCGTGCCGCCCAGATCCGCCTGCTGGCGTGGTGGCGCGTCCGGTCGGCACCAGCCAAGCCACGCAAGGCTAAGCCCATCACCCACACCTCTTTCCAGTCTGACAAGCCGAACGCGGCCCAACTACTCGCCGGGGTGTTGACGTGAAGATCAAAGACGGCATCGTCACGCTGGAGATGTCGGACGGGCTCCGCGAGATGGTGGACCGCGCTCTGGCTGAATCTGGACAGGTGACCCTGTCGGCTATGGAGGAGGTCCTTGACGAGGTGTTCAACTCCGCAAAAGCCGCGTGGCCCGAGGTGACAGGGAAGAGCAAGAAGTCCCTTCGGAAGTACATCCGTCGAGACGGCAAGCAGATCGTGGTCGGCATCACGAACGACGCGCCATACGCGTACATGATTCGGGTGAAGCGCCAGCCCCGCCGCCGGGTATGGAATGAGCTGGTGTCCAAGCCGGGCAAGAAGACCTCCAAGAAGCTCGCCCGCCAAGTCGGCCGCGACTTGGCTAAGAGCATCGCGGGTAAGTAGATGGCGCGCACCGACACCGTAGACCTCTCTCTCCGCGCCGACCTCTCGCAAGTAATCGAGCAGTTCAAGCGTATGCGCGGCGTGTCCGACGCGGAAGCGAAGGGCATGGCTCGTGAGTTGTCGAAGCAGCTCAACAAAGCGACAGCCGCCAGCGAGAAGGCGGCGAGCAAGTCACAGGCAGCGTGGAAGAACACGAAGCAGGGTATCAACGACGTGGCCGCGGCCACGGTCAAGGTAGCCAAGGTGTTCGCCGCCGCCGGGGCCGCTGCCCTCGCGATGGCGAAGAAGACCGCCGACGCCCGCAACGCGCTGAACGACCTGAGTACCTTGTCCGGAGGCGTGGCGGCGAGCACCATCGAGGGGCTTCAGGTCGCCTATGAGGGCGCAGGGCTCGAGTTCTCCAACGTCGAAAAGCTGCTCAAGCGCCTCCCCAAGAGCATGGGCGACGCAGCCCGCGGCTCGAAGGACATGGTGGAGGCGTTCGGGCGGCTTGGTGTCGAGGTGACCGACACCGACGGTGCCCTGCGCGATGCCGACGCGGTCTTTACCGAGACGGTAGCCGCTATCGGTGAGTTGGAGACAGCGACCGACCGCGCGGCAGCCGCCACCCAGGTGTTCGGCAAGTCCGGCGCTGAGGTGCTCCAGGCTCTGGGTGACACATCGAGTCTGGCCGCGTTTGTCGAGCTGAGCGAGCGGTTTGGCGTGGACGCGGGACCGCAAGCGGCAGCCAGCGCGGCGACGTGGCAACGCGCCACAGCAGAGCTCCAGCTCGTGCTCCGTGGCGCCGCGGCTGACATGACGGACACCTTCGGTGGCGGGTCGGAGATCTTGCGCGACTTCACCGCCGGTTTCGTCTTCTTCAAGACCATCGCAGGCGCCGCGGTGGAGGAGGTCGTCGAGGAGCTGACGCAGCTCGGCCAGACGGTCGCCCTTATCCTCGAAGGTCGCTGGAGCGATGCGTGGCGCAACGCAACGCACACCATCGACGAGAACGGCAACGCGCTGGACGGTGCCGTGGACCGCGCCCTGGAGGCGATGGCCGCCTATCAGGATCTCGCGGCAGCTACCGACGCAGCGACGGCAGGACACCGCCAGCTATCGGGGGCAGTGCTCGAGTTCGGGACGGCGCAGGACAAGGTCACAGCGTCCACCGGCAAGACCTCGCTGGAGCTGATGGACGAGGAACGGGCTGCGCGCGAGGCGGGCTGGTCGGCCTCCATGCGAGAACTCGAGGCTTACGAGGCGGCGCAGGAGAAGGCGCACCAGGAGGAGCTCACCCGCGTGGCGGCAGAGCAGAAGGCGCGCGAGGTCTACGCCGTATCCCTCGTGATGACGCAGTTGTCCGCGGTGGAAGCTATCGCCAGCGAGTATGAGCGGCTCTTCGTCCTGCAGAAGGCCGCTGCCATCGCGCAGATCACTATCGATGCGGCTGTCGCGGTGATCAAGGCTTACGCCACCCTTGGGCCGATCGGCGGCCCCGTGGCCGCACTCGCGATCGCCGGCATCGCCGGACTACAGGCTGGCATCGTCGCATCACAAGACGCCCCGTCATTCCACGTCGGTGGCATGATCGGGTCGGCCGGTGACGCGCCCGATGAGGTGGGCATCACCGCGCGGCGCGGCGAAGGGGTGCTCACCCGTCAGGGCGTGGAGGCCATCGGCGGCACTGCAGCGCTTGACGCGGCGAACCGAGGCGCGGGGGCCCCGGCGACGATCAGGATCGACCATGTCTACAAGGCCCGGTCGTTCGGCGTCGTGTTCGGCGACAGCTACGGGATGGCCGGGTCGCCTGTCCGTCAGGCTATCCGTACATCGAAGGGCCGCAGGGTCGGGCACAGGGACGTTTAGAGATGGGCACCAACAAGAGCACCGACTACAGCACCTATCAGGGGCTGCTGATCCCCGACCGCCGGCTCTCGGCGGATTCGGCCTGGGCGGCA